GGTAGTTACATGCAACTCAGCATAAAAGGTTGTACTTTCTCAGGAGATCCATACACTAGTTTTAGAAATACCACAGCGAGTCTCATATATGCTTATAGTGAAGCTATAGAGACGGGTATAATGACTCCATGGATCCCGAATACATCCTTTTTTTGTATGGCTACTGGTGACGATTGTGTGTCATGGAGTATTGAAGATCTGACAGATGCTATAAGGGCACTTAATAGTGATGTGAAGAGCGGAAGAAAGGGTAACGGTCAATGTGTCGTCGATATTAGCATATCAAATCATCGAGATTTTGACTTTTGCTCGAAGTGGTGTTTCAATGGTAGTATGTACAGGGACTACAGCAAGCTCATCAACACTAAACAGTTTTACACAGGCTCCAATGAAATTATTTTTAGAGATCCAGGTTTGCATTGTAGAGCGATATATGACGGTGTAGTCAGTGAGCACGCCAGTCATTTACTTGAAGATTTGCTTTTGATTAGATGCTAAATGAACCCAATCTTGAATTAGGGTGTTAAGATTAACGAATTAGAAATGTATAAGAAATACTAGGTGATCAGCGCCGATACTTCTTACAAGCATGAGTAGTTAATCAACTAAAGAGTTGGAGTCACTACAGGCTCACTCTTTGACTTGATTCTTCACAACATGATACATGTGAATGGAACACTAGACGGGTTACAAGACCCGGTGGGCTTTGCTTAAATAATAATAAGATTTAACAAATCAAAGCAATATGTATGTCGCTAAAAGAAATACTCAAAAGTAAAAAGGCAAACCCCAAACTAAAAGAGTTGCTGTAGCTCCACAGACAAGAAGCAAAATTAGTGGAAAGCTTCTCAACGGAATCAGAGGAAAGTCTTCTGTCACCTCGGTACGAATACCCATTGCGAAAGGATACAATATTCAGAACAATTCTTCCAACAAGAATTTCGACATAGCTCATCGGGAGCTTGTAGAAGCGAGTCTGAGTACCGCCCGTCCCCACATCTTTTCAGTCAATGTGAGTAATGCAGATCTTTTCCCATGGTTATCCCAACTAGCCTGGAGCTACGAGAGATACAGTATCTCACATTTTTAGGTGGAGTTCATCCCTTCATGCCCAACAACTACAGCAGGTCTAATATACTTAGCGTTCGATTACGATCCAGCCGACGTCGACGAAGATATTACAGCTCAAACAATAACTTCTATGTATGGTACGGTTTCCGGAAACGTGTTCAATAGACACACAATGACAGTCAATACCAATCGTCTCAGGAACTACTACAATACTGGCCCAATTAAGGCTGGTTCAAGTATTAATGACTATCAAGCAGGGAATATCATCATATATACATCCAACACTGTGGATTAACCAATTATAGGTTAAATCTACATCAGTTATAAAATTAAGTTACAAATTCCATGTTTTAGTAACTTCAGGAACTCACTTATTGAGTCATCTACATTAGGCACACTATTTTCTGAGGATAGAGGTGGACCTGAACAGATTCCTTACCAAAATGTGCCAGAAGCAAACCCTCTCATCTCTCGCGAATAGTTAGGTGATGGGACAGTGAAGTTAACATTCAATGAGACGTTCAGAGGACTCATGGGATTAGTTAACAA